TGGAACTGGACGATCTGGATCTGGACATTAGAAACCGACGACAACAATCCGTGCATCGTCACTTGCGCATTTTGCGAGCGCAGACACCACTATCTCGACGACTGTCGGGAAAAGGCGGAACGATGATGAGGGCGACCGCGGCTCAGCGCTTCGACACGTTCTCGGATGCTTTCGCAGTCTGTCGCGATCGAAACGCGCCGCTACGGGTCCACGTGAACGAACCGTGCAACGATTGCTGCCGCGAATCGGAAGGCAACCCGAAGCGACTGCACAAGGTCTATCCGAGCGGGCGCGCAGTGCCGTTGATGCTTGCGGCGGAGGATTGCCGATGATGAACTGTTGCATCTACTGCGCTGACACCGCGAACACTGGACCGCGCTGTACAAATCCGAACTGTGCATGCCATGCACAGGAAGCTATCGGCGGATATAAGACATCCACACACAATTCGCTCACTCCCGACGAAGAGCAGGTATACCGCAATTGGATTGAAGGGAGATCGCATCGCAATCTCCGTCTCTCGATCGCCCGCGAAATGGCGGTGGCGCTGATACGCGCGGCAGGGGGAAGTTTGAATATTACGGCCAACGAAGCTGCTGCGAAGGCCGTCGCCATCGCCGATGCACTTCTGGAGAAAGCGGAATGACGAATCTGGAGGCGGCAGTCGCCGTATCATGGCTCATGCTTGAAGAAGCCGTCAAACAGCGCGATCTGTCACGGACACGAATATGCCTCACGGCATTTGATTTTCTGGAGCGAGATCCGGAAGGCTTTGCATCCAGAGCAAGGGTTGTGCTCGACGAGTTTATGCCGCACTTAATTGACGAGATCGAGCACTAAGGCTCACCAAAGGGGAAGGCGTGAATGACTCCTATATTGTATCTTTTCGTCGGGGTAGTATTCGGATTCGCAGTAGGCTGTATGGTCGGTGAGGCGCGAATGTGGCTGCGTATCTGGAATCGCTTTCATGAGCGCGGGTTTCTGAAATGAGCATTCCGGCATTTCGCCGGAGTCGGTAGGCGCGTCCAAATCGCACTCGTTTAACGGGCGCGCTTGCCGCATTTCATTCATCAACGATGCTCGTCGCCAGCTCGTCGATCCGGAATACGCGCAGATCCTTCAACCATGCGTATTCCTCTCCGAAGTTCTCATACTCCTGTTGCCAGTAGCCGATACCGGCCGCGTAGCTCACTGGAAACTTGTGGCCTGCCTTCGCGCGCTCCTCGATCTGCTGATGTAGTTGCTCCTCCGTCTCGTTCAGTGGCGCGCCGAGATCGACGAGCCTTCCGAGTTCCGGGCGGCGTTGACTGCGTTGCGAGATGTAGATAGCGCCGATCTTCTCGGCGGGGCGCTCAAAGCTCAGGATCACTCTTCCCGGCATTGCTTTCAAAACTGGAGGCATTTGTAGCCCTTTCTCTTAGCGCTGAATTCAAGAAGTCCGCGATTGCGTCATAGAGTGCAATAAATGGCGGTGGTAGCTGAATCGGGAGAACCGTTGCCGTGGTCATGTATCCCCTCAGCCCGAGAACTATGCCAACTAACAGTTGCGTCGGGCTGAAATCATCCTTCACGCGCTCCTCATTGATCATATCAACGATGCGGTCACTAATTCGATCCGCGTAGCTCCAGTCATTCGCCATGCGTAATTTCTCCTTCAACTTTTGCGATTCGTAGGCGGTAGTGCTTCAGGCTCGGCAACTCCATTGTTTCGCGAAGCTGCGCGCGCGACGTGGATGCAAATTCGGGAACGGTGTTGAGCCATCGCCAGACGCCGGAGCGCATCGCGGTATTGGATCGCGTAGAGTTGTTTGCGGACGGTCATTTCTTCACGCATCTTATCTTGTACGCTCCGTACGGCGACAACTTCTCCCCGTCGCCGTGACGCCGGAAACGCATTCGACATCGGCGGCAAACATGCAGCTCGCCCGCTCGATGCGTCGCGATGCGGTCGCATGTAGCATCGCTCACCTTCGGTGAGATCGGGTGGGGATTCTGGCAAATCATCTCGTCACCTGATGCATGATGTAATCAACCACATTCGATTTGTGCGTGTACGACGTGTAGCAGGAGCCCTCGTCGCCACATGCATATCTCGCGGTCGGATGCTTCACGAAGTCAGGCGTTTCAACGTACGTGCTCTGAGTTTTCATGGGCACCCATCCTACCACAATTCGTTACCGTAACGAAAGCTTGAACCGGTAAACTACTTGACTTTGAAAAGCAGAAGGCCGCACACTCGCGCGCGATGGCACGAAAACCCACGCCCGAGGAGCAAGCCGTCGAGCAGATCCGCAGCGTTTTCGAAAGGTCGATCGCCCTGACGAACGGCCTGATCGACCGCGTTATGGAAGCGCAACAGGTACGGTGTGAATCATGCGGGCAGGGCGAAGTCTCCATCGATCAACTCATCGAGATTCACAAATCCTTGACGACGTGGGCCGCGAAGTTCACCGCATCAGAGGCGCCGAAACGCCTGAAGCTGGAGGGCGGCACCACGACAACGCACGTCATCATTTCCGATGCAACGATCACGCGCCTGACCGCCTTCGCTAAAAAATACGAGCACGCCGGACTCCTGCCGGGAGCGATCAATGTCCAGCATACAGAGCCATCTTGACGACATCGCCAACGCGAAAGAAGTCGTGGGCTCTCCAGCTCAGCGGCACGCGCTTTCGACTGACGGGATGGAGAGGCTGAAGGCATTCCTGCTCGCCGATTCCTACGCTTTCACGGAGATCGTCGCCGGTCACACGGATCTCATTCCCGAGTATCACATGCCGCTCAGCTACGCGGCGACGGGATCGACGGATAAACTCATCTGGGTACTCACGCAGTCCGGATTCGAGTCGTACGTGATCGATCAGTTCCGAAAGGAATTCGCGATACGGGACATTCTGATTTCACGAGATCGTCAACTAGTTGACGAAGCGCTCGATTGGGTTTCGTTCCGGTGGTCGCGCGGCACCTTCAAATCATCCGTAGTAACGCACGGCGGCGCAACCTTCACCGCGACGAACAATCCGAATTCCACCGCGCGAATCATTCACGCGATCGATGAGAAAGCGTGGGAGTTCTGCGAGCAGATCGCCGCGACGATTCTCTCCGGGACGTATCGCGACCTCTTCCCGGAACGACTCCCGCCGGGGAAGCTCAACGAGCAAGTGACCATGAAACACATCACGCTCGGCGGTCGCAACATCCCATCGCCGCAGACGACAATTCAAGCTGGCGGGTACAAATCCAAAGACATCGCCGCGCACTACGATGTGTGGTGGGTTAACGATCTCGTCGTCGGCGGCGAAGGTGGCAACGCGACGCCGGTCGCGCTTCCCGGCGTGCACGGTTGGCTCAAAAGTATGACTGGATTCTTCATGCCAATGAGCCGCATTCGAAGGCGGCACGAGGGTAACAAATGGGACGATGATGATGATGACACGTGGCTCACGAGTGGGGCGCGAGCGCGCGCCTGCCTCACTATCCGCGTCCCGATCGAGGTACACGATGGCGAAGTGGTCAACATCCTCCAGCGAGGCACGCCGACGCTTCCTAAGTTGTATCCGGCGGCGAAGATCCAGCAGCTTCAGGATTCCGTACTCTCCGATGAATCCGACGCGGACGGCGCAAAAACGTGGCGCTGCAATTACCTACTCGATCCCGGCGCAGGCGGCGCGCGAATCTTCCCGGCCGCAATCGTGGACGATCGGGACCGGTGGTGGATGGGTCCATACGAACACCCGAAGGCCGCGAAACATGCCGAGTTCAAGGAGCGGTTCCTGGTGGCGCGGTACAAGCGCGACAAGGAAGGATATCCAGTTTACGGAGACAAGGACGCGCGGTTAGCCGGTAAGCGCATCGAGCCTCCGAAGGGTGAAAACTTCCGCACGTGGAGTGACTGGCGAACGCTCGGAAAGATCGTTATTCACGATCCGTGGGTGCATCTCGATCGCGTCGGCGTACTTGATCCAGCGTGGGAGGATGGCGGCAACAACTGGGCCGCGTCCATCGTCGGCGCGGATTCGGACATGGTGATGATGGAGCTGCATACGCTGTCCGACACGACCGGGCTTGACGGGTGGGTGGAGGCTGTCCTTGAACTCGACGCGCGCTACAAACCGCGCGTATGGGGCTTCGACAACGGCGCGTATCAGGACGCCGTGATCAAAAATCTCATGAAGACGGACAAGCGACTGCGCCGCATCCGCAACCGTTTCGAGCCCGTGCAGCATCGCAACGCGACGAAACTCTCCCGCATGAAAGCCGGACTCGGGGAGCCGCTGAAGATGCATCGCTTCCTCCTCGATCCGTCCGAGGGCGGGCAGGCGACGCGTGACGAGTTGAAGAAGGTCCGCGGTGTGCCGAAAGAGAAGAACGGGATTCCCGATGCGCTGAGCATGGCTCCAGCGGTCCTGAGGCGTCGCAAATCGAAAGAGGAGCAAGAGGAGCAAGCGCGCCAGATTCGCGCTCAGGCGGCAGCGTATCGCCGCTCCGTTGATCCTGCGTTGGGGGTGCCACTTGTCGCGTGAAGTTTGTACTCGCCCCGTCTCCGACTCCGGTCAGCGGGAAAGCGGGAACGATGGGGCCGTTGATGACGTGAGGCGGGACGAGTAGAGATTTCATGGGCGACGAAGATCAGGTATCGCGAGCGCTTAAGCTTGACAAGGATTCCGGGAAGTTCGAACCGGATGAGCGGGGATATCTGCGCTTCATTCCTTCCGAGAAGGAGCAGAAAGCAATCGAGCAATGGCTCGCGGCGGAAATCGAACTTGCGGAAGGTGAATACAAATCACTCTACGCCGATGCCGCAGAAAATCTCGCGGTCTACAAGGCCGCGAAAATCGATTCGATCGACGGCGAGACGCCGATCCTGCCCGCTCCGGTTACTCGCATCGCGGTCGATCAGCAAAGCGCATGGCTATATAACACGATCATGCGGCCGAAACCGCTGGCGTCGTTTGAGCCGTATTTCAAGGATGAGTATCCGCTCATCGTTCCGTTCTCCGCACAAGATCCGCAGACGGGTGCGCCTGTTGACGTTCCGATGGTCGTTCCGAAGTCTTCCGAGGACGCCTCGTATTACCTTGAACAGGGATACGATTACGTTCTGCGCGAACTCGTGAACTTCCCGCGGATCGTAAAAGAGGCGATCGACGATGCTTCGATTGTCTCCGTTGGTTACGCGAAAGTCTGCTACGAGACTGACGTGCAGACCGCGTATCAGCCGAAAGTGAAGGGTGTATTCCTCGATCTCAATGACAAGGAAGAGATCGACGCGAGCGCAAGCGCGGTGAAGTGGTACGGCATCCCGTACTTCAACATCCTGAAGCGCGTCCACGAAACAGACCTCGATGAATGCGAGTGGATGCTTGAACGCCTCGCGCCGTCGCCGTCGAAGTTCTCAGCGCAGTGTCATTCGGGCGAGCACTTTCTCATCGAAGAGAAGGACTATAAGAAGCTCGCCGATATGGTCACCGACCCGCGACCGGAAGAACAGAAGAACGCCGAGCAGACGACACAGGGCAAGATTCAGCAGACGCCGAAAAACTGCATCGATGTCCGTCTCGTCTGGCTCTATCGCTGGCTGAAGTTCAAGGACGCGAATGGGCAGAAGCGCGTGCGCCGCGTGTCCCTATTGGGGGAGTTCCATCGCGCTTCCAATCGGCTGTTGAACTGCTACCGCAACTATCGGGATGATCAACTTCGGCCGTACGCATCATGTCATCAGATGCGGGACGCGCACAGCGACACGGGAAGCTCGACAACTTCGATTTCCAAGTGGTTTCAGAAGGTCATTACGTTCATGACGCACGCGGAAATTAAGTCCGCGATGCACGCGAACGTGCCGCTGTATTGGTTTGATCCGGATTCCCCGGCGGATGCGGCATTACAGGGCGGCAAACGCAAACTGCACGCGGGCGACGGCATCGGCGCGATCTTTGAGAAAGAATGGGGAACTGCGCGCCTCGGCGAAGAGCACTACTCCCTCGCGCCGCTCATCAATCTGTTCCGCTCATGGCTGCGCGAAGCGCAGAACATGTCCGCGATGGAATCGGGAGAGGACGTTCCCGGCCGCACGCCCGCGCAGACCGTTTCGCAGATCCTCACGCAAGGACTCCAGCAGCTAATCACATTCCTGCGCAACATCAACGATTTCACGGTGCGGCTGATTCGGCTCGACCTCGCGACGCGTCGTCAGTTTGAACCGATGGGGCAAGTCATCCCGACGCGCGATCCCGAAACACAGGCGTACATCGAGATTCCGTTTCGCTACCCGATGGGCGACATTTCTAAGAACTTCCGAATCTCGCTCACGGCTGCGGACGAAATGCTCGCGAAGGAGCACGAGTTCGATCAGAACCTCCTCGCGCTCAACACGTGGCAAACATATACGCAATTCGTCGCGACGGTTGCGGGTCCGCTCATCATGAATCCGGAGGCGACGCCTGCCGCGCGGGCGCTCGCTGTGCGCATCGTCGAAGCGGGACAGACCCTTTTTGACAAGATCATTTCGCAGACGCGAACCGACAAAGACAAGTTTGATTTGGCGAAGTCCGTAAACGCGATGGCAGAGGAAGCAAACGCCGTGAGTCAGCAGATGGAGGCGATGAATGCTCAGAATCAAGCTCCCAACGCCGGAGGAGTTCAGCCCGGACCCGGAGTCGAACCCCCTCCAGGAGGACCGCCACAGCCTCCTGAGCAACCGCCTATTCCTCCGGGTGGTGGCGCGGCTGAGACGGCGAGCGTACAAGGCGGCGAAGGACTCATCCAGTGAGGATGAATGGGGAATGACGAGAGAGACATTGATCGCAGAAGGATTCGAAGAAGCGCTCGCGTTGATCGAGCGCACGATTAACGAAGTGAAGGAGCAATAACGTGAGCACTAGTCAAGCGCCAGCGGCGGCGGAACCGGTAGTCAGCAAGCCTGACACCGCGAATCTCGACGACTGGCTCGAAAACAAAGTTAGGGACATCCGCGGCGAAACAAAGCCAGAGATCCAACCCGAGGTAGCTGCTACGCCCGCACCAGAACCGGCTCAACCTCCAGTGAACTGGAAGGATGTCAAGTTCGGCGATGACGTAGACAACGAGTATTTCAAGGGCAAGCCGGTAGCTGAAGCCCTGAAATCGTACAAGGAATTACGCACGCATCACGACACATACAAATCGAAAACCGAGCAGGAGCTACGCACACTCCGCGAGCAGTTGGACGAAGTGCGCACCCGTCAGGTAGCCGATGCCGCGATTCGTGACTATGTGCAGCGCGGCGAACAGCAGGCGAATACGCCGGACCCGCGCTACGTGCGAGCGCAACAGCTCTGGCACGACGATCCGGCAGAAGCGCTCCGACTCATCACTGAAATCAATGATGAACGAGCGCAGCAGATCGTGCAGGCCAACCTCGGACAGTACCGCGAGCAGTCATCGGCGGAACAGCACGAGGCGCGCGTGCGCCAAGCTGGAACGATGGCTTATGACGCCGCCGTATCAAAGATGCAGGCCGCGTATGGGATGGATGAGAAAACCGCGAAGATTCGCGCTAACTACCTCATCCCTATCATCACGGACGGCAACCCGCAAGCGCTCTTCAGCGCCGATGCGTACATGGAAGCAGCCGAGCAAATTTTCGGGAAACCGAATTCCTCGCCAACGCCTCCCGTCGTCATCGCCGCGCCTCCGGTAGCGCAAACGCCTCCGGGTAGCGCGAGGCCAGCACCGCCTGTTCAGCAAATCCAAACGACACCGATCTCCGAGGAGCGTTTGGAAGCATTGCGCGCTCTCTCTGACGATCCGAAAGTCATCGCGAAGATGATCGAGAAGCAAACGAAAAGGAAATAGCCGATGTCAGCAAACTACCAAAATTACGGGGACGTTGCCCTAAACCTTCCGCCTACGTGGTCGCGTGCTCAACAGCCGATCAACAACATGATGCACATGAACGTAGGGCACAAGGATGGCACGGCGGACGTGTACCTCACCAAAGAGCCCGCGAAGCGTCATCAATTCGCGTGGGTGGACTTGAATCATCCGACCGATCTCGATAACTACCGCGATTCGGGATTCACGTTCGTCACGCGCGACGCGTGGACCGCTGAGCGTTGGCATTGGGTGGAGAAGGGCGAATCGATCGGATGGAACGCCGAGGGGAAGCTGCGCGGGCTCGGCGGGCAATATCTCATGGCGCGGCCGGCGGAACTCTGGCTTGAAGAGCAGATCGCGAAGGAAGCCGCGCAGAAACCGAAAAACGAAGCGAACGAGGACGCCATCGCCTATGCTGAACGCCACGGAATTGCAGTGGAGAACAGCCGCGGCGAAGTGCTCAACAAGGTTCGCAAGTAGGAGTGAGGCATGGCCATACCGACAAACCTCAACACTGGCCCAACTGCAACAGGCGGCGTGGGCGGCGTTATTAACCATCCCTCAAAGGGCGGGTTCTTTGGCGCACTCGTGCCGCTCGTATTCCAGCAGGGTACGGACCTTGCCGCCGATATCACCGATGGCGTCGCTTGCGAGATTCGCGCACCGTTCGCTGGCATTGTCCGCGAGGGTAGCGTTTTCGCCTATGACGTTACCGGTACTACAAGCGGCGACATTTACAACGTGACTACGAGCGTGGTTATCGCGGCCGATCAGACTTTGACGGATGCGACCTCCGCGCGCGTAACCACCTTCACCACATCAACATTCGCCGAGGGCGACCGATTGCAATTTCGCATCACCACGGCAGCGTCAACGGGTGCTTGCAAGGGCGCTCAGTTCATTCTGTGGGTGATCGCGACGGCCGATTCTGCGTCGAATCCGAACATCTAGGAGTAATCAATGGCACAAACAGGGAAGAGCTACATTCCTTTCTCTCCATCGAATCGAAACGCCGGACAGCCGCGCGTGCGCACTGGATTGGAAGCGTCGGTCCAGACGTTCGTGAAGGGCGCGCCGCTCTTCAAATCGACGGACGGCTTTATTCACGAGGGCGAGTCGATCCCGCAAACGATTTGGGGCTTCGCGCGTGTCGCCGGTCAGAATGGCGCGAGCGACGGCGCAAAGACTTCCTCGGCATACGTTGCCGAAGTCGGAAAGCTGTACGTCGGCACTCTCGCCGGAACGCTCACGCAGTCTCACAACGGCGCGAAAGCGCAGATCAGTAAATCGGCGTCGTCGTGGCTGCTGTCGATCTCGACGGCTGCCTCAGCATCATACAACGCGGTCATCGAGGGATGGACGAGCGCATGGGATGTCGCCGATGTTCTCGCCGAAGTCATGTTCTCGGTCATCGGTTCGAAGATTCAGGGCGACGTGTAGGAGTAAACAATGGCACAAGTTCTGACACGAAACGAAGCGCAAACCGTAATTTTCGACCTTCTCGACTCCGTCTACGAAGTCGAAGGGGAAAAGGCAAAGCCGACTTTCGAGAAGTACATGAAGGTCAAGGACATGGACCGTGGCCAGTACATCAGCTACCGCGTCGCCGGGTTCGGGAAGCACACCAAGCGCGGCGATGAAATGGCACCGATCGATTACGATGATTACGCATTCGGCGAAAAGCAGACCATCAACCCGGAGGATTGGGCGACTGGTCTGCGCGTCTCGGAGAACGTCGTGAAGGATCTGATGGACGCAGGGCCGAAAGACCCCTACAACGTCGCGCGTCTTGCCGCGTTTCAGGAGGTTACGCGCCGATTTCGTAAGTCCGCGAATTGGGCCGTCGAGATCGAGTGCGCGAACCGCTTCGTCAACTTTACGTCTACCACTGCGGCGTATCTCGGTCGCGATGGTCTGGCGTTCGGTTCGGCGTCGCACGTCACGCTGAAAAACCCGCCGATCACGTGGGGTAATCTCCAGACCGCCGCGTCCCTCTCTGCGATTCAGTTGCAGGGCATGATCACGACGGACGCGACGATCCCTGACGACACCGGCAACTATCAGCCGATGAACGACGCGTACATCGCGATGGTTTCGCCGTACAACATGATGAGGCTCCGCGACATCATCGCGACCAAAGGTCAGGTGGACACGAACAACAACAACACCAACCCGCTCGACGACTACACAATCACGCCCGTAATCAATCAGTACCTCGGCAACGCGAACAAGGGGTTTTTCTTGGGAAACCCCGATACCCACACCTGTACGTGGATGTGGAGAGAGAAGCCCAACTTTGCCAAAGAGGGCGACTTCGACACGGTTTCGATGAAGATGCGCTCGATCTTCCGCGGCGTGGCGTTCAATCAAGATCCGCACGGGTGGTTAGGAAATTTGGGCGCGTAGCGCAGAGGAAAACAAACATGAGCAAGCTACACATCGACAACCTCAACAAAGTCCTTCCCGGCGTGAACGATCGCCACGCCGGGGGATCATCCCTTGCCGAAAATCTCGCGACGACTGAAAGGGCGTGCGGCACGCTCGGCATTGAGTTTCACCCGTTTCTGTGCGAGGCCGTTCGCGCGCTGTACGTGCCCGATGGCGAAGAGGCTCCGAAGTGCGATCACATCCCGGCCGCCGAGCGCGAGGCATCAGAGGTCATCGGCGCCTCGCCTCCAGATGTGTTGGTTGGCCCGCTTTCGTTCGAGGGGACGAGCGGCGAGACATTCGACGCGCCGCCCGTCGTCGGGGCATTGCCGGAAGCCGAGGAAGAAGACGCCTAAATGCGCATCATCGCCCAAAGCCGCCCACTGCCGCGCGTCTGGCGCGGGCCGGAGTTTTACGAACGGCAACGCATCGACGAGATGCGGCAGGAGCGGTGTCATCGCTGCGATGGTCTTTACCCGTCCTCGGTCATGGCGTGGGAGGACGGCCGTCGCCGATGCCCGAACTGCGTCGAGATTCGAGGCCGGGACGAGCTTGAACGGATTCGTGGGGAGGCGTTCGAGTGGATCGCGGAGGATGTCATCGAGGGGCAGCCATTCGCCCTCAAATACGCGACCGAGGACGCACCCGTAGGTGTGACCGTCTCAATGACCGTTTCGGGCGTGGCGGTCACGCCAAGCGTTCCCCTATACCTCACCCGTGGTGCCGCGGCTACGACTCTCGTACTCGCTGGCCACAACTTCTCGACGGCAGACACAGTCTCGGCGACGAGCGGCATCACGGTTGCGGTATCCTCGCGGACGGCAACACAGACGGATCTCTCGGTGCAGGCGGATGTCGGCGCAACGCCGGGCGATTTCTATTCTCTGACTTTCAACGGAACGACATTCCGGAACATCTTTCGAGTGAGGTAATCTCATGAGCGGTGGAGGCTTCAAACTTCCGTTGATTCCATACGTTGACGGAGCGACATACAACGGCATCACCGTCGTCGCTGCCAACAACGGATACGCGCGGTATTCGAATCTTTCGACGGCAAAAAGCATCTGGTCGGATACGACATCCGCGGGGGACAAGGGCAACGCCCTCACCCCTCCGCCGACCGCTGCGACTTTCCGCGTATCGACTCAGAACGTGCGATGGCGCACAACCACGAATCCAACAACGTCAGAAGGAATTCGCATCGAGCCGGGACAGCCGTTCAGCGTGGATAACTCTGCGGATCTGATTCGTACACTGAAATTCATCGAAGAAACGGCAACCGCCGAGCTTTGCATTCAGTATTTCTACCAGTATTAGGAGCGTCATGCCTCTCGAAATCGGAACAGCACCAAGCGCGCTCGGCGGATCGATCTCAGAATCCGAGCTTGCGTTCACAGACGTAACGACACGTAACGCTTCGACGACGCAGCACGGCCTTTTGCCGAAAGGCGACAATATCGCGACGAACTTTTTGAATGGTCAACTTGGATGGTCCGCTCCTGCCGCAGGTATCGGCGGATCGACCGGCGCGACAGACAACGCGGTCCTCGCGGCCGATGGGGCGGGCGGCGCGACGCTTCAGAGCCGCGCCGTAACAATCAGCGATACTGGCATTATCACGCAAACCGGAATCGCGCTCAGGATCGATGACGCGAATTCGAATAGCATTCGGTTCACAAACTCCATAGGGCCCACGTTCTTTGAAAGTAACGTCTCCGGCGTTCTGTTGACCCTCAATATGTCGGGGCTTACGACTTCGCGGACGCAGATCGTTCAGAATTTGGCCGGGACATTTGCGTTATTGGAGAATAAGCTTTCCGCGTTCGCCGCAACATCGTCGGCAGAGCTGGCCGGTGTCATCACGAACGAGACGGGATCGGGATCGCTCGTCTTCGCTAATTCTCCTGCACTCACGACTCCTTCGGCAGATTTCGTGCGCCAGACCGGCAGCCGCAAGCGCGTAGCGACGCAGTTCGATAAGACTGACGCGACACTTGCGGACGTGGCGGATCTCTCCGTCACCGTTACCGCCGGTCGTTCGTATTCGTTCCGCGCGGTCTTGTACGTAAACACCGATGCCGTAGGCGGTCACAAGTACGCTATTGCCGGAACCGCAACGGCTACCGCGATCGTGTACCAAATAAATTCCATCAACAATGGCTCGAATGCGTTTCGAATTAACTCACGACAGACTGCCTTGGGCGGATCGGCCGGTGAGGCGGTCGGCACAGCGTACTACACGGAGCTTATCGGGTTAATCACAGTCAATGCTGGTGGCACCCTGCTACCGCAATTCGCGCAGAATGCTGCAAACGGAACAAGCTCTGTTCTCGTCGGATCACATTTTATTTTGGAGGATATCGCGTAATGCCAACATACACCGAACCCGTAGTCGTCGTCGTTCCGACCATCCCCGGTCAGTGGCTACACGTCAAGACGGCCCAAGACGGCGACACACTATTTTCGATCGACCACGAAGGCAACCTTGTGAGCATGGGCCAGTTCGCCACGTTCGGCGGCGCGCTCAATGTCGGCGGCGTCGTGAAATGGTATTCAGGAAGCGAGGCGCCGACTCTGGTGGTGAGTGACGGCTCGCTGTACTCCTGCATCAGCGCAGGCTTGAATAGTGGCCTATGGGTGCGCGAGGATGGGGTGTGGGTGCATAAATGAGCGCAGTCATTCGACCCGTCGAGGGCAAGTCTTTACATGAAGGGGCTCTCGGCTTTCGCACCGAAATTCTCGATACATTCGAGCACACGAAGAATTGGCTTGATCAGTCGGTGACATGGTGTATCCCGATGAAGACGGGAATGTTCCACGTGAAGATCGCGGAATCGTGGGATCAAATTTCGTGGCCAATGAACACGCAGCGATCGTTCCGATTGATCACGATCGGCCTTGAAGTCGGGGAGGCATACAACAACCTCTTCAAGTGGGCAACGGATGACGCCGCAGCAGAAGAGAAATTCACGCGCGAGGGTGCCGACATCATCGCGTCTACGTCGTTCGTGCTCACGACCGAGGAAGACAATATCATCCCGCGCGATGCCATCGAGAGTCTATTTGCATCACTCTACGTGTGCCCTGATTGCGGCGAAGAAATCAATGGCAAGTCATGGGAATGCGCGAACGGGCATCATGGCTATGATGCCATGTCGGGACTCTATATGACGAAGAGTATTCCTACGCGACCGATGGCGTATGGCGACCCGAAGAAAGATCCGAACGATTTCCGACCGCAGAGCGTGAAGCGCGCAGTGTCCGAGGGTGAGACGATTGAAGTAAACGGGATCGGGATGGGCTGCGCGATGTGGCGTAAGGAACTCTTCTCGCGCGTCTCCGAGCCGTGGTTCGCGACCGAGGGCGGAACGACGCAGGATCTCTATTTCTGCCGGAAGGCGAAGAAGGAAGCGGGCGCGCGGTTCGGCGTCAACTGCGGCGTCAAGGTCGGGCACATGGATTTCAAAACGGGAAGGATCTATTAATGGATGAAGTCGCAGCGAAGCGGAAGGCGAAGAAAGAGAAGACGCGGACGATTCTTGCGGTTGAGGCGGAATTGCTTACTGAGATTCGCCGCACGGTTGAATCTCCTCTGCTCTATGATCTCGGATGCGGACAGCGGCCGGAGCCCGATTACATTGGGCTTGATCTGTATGCTACTGGCGAGCGCATTCGGAAGGCGGACCTCTACCGTGAGCCGTGGTCTGTTTACTACCCGTCCGTGATGGCCTTCGATATCGACAAGGGAGAAGAGCGCGAAGTCTTCGGCGCAACGCTTCGCATCCGCGACGAATCCGTTGATCTCCTCCATTCCTCGCACTTTCTTGAACACGTGCCGGACTGGAATCTGCACTTCCGCGAGGCGTACCGCGTGCTCAAACCGGGCGGGCACTACATCATCAAAGCGCCGTACTTTCTCAACAGCCGGTACTTCCAAGATCCGGATCACAAGCAACCCGTTTTCGAGGCGCGTTTCGCGTACCTATCATGGGATTGGCTCGTGCGAGAAAAGCAGGAGCATGCGCGGGACCGCGTGAACTTCTCCGTTTTGAACGGAGAGTTTTACTTCGCGCCGCACGAGGATTACGAAAGCGCCGGTTTCTCGGAAGAGCGCATAGCGTGGGACAAGGTGCATTGCTTCAACGTGATTGACGATATCGCCGTGGTCCTCCGGAAAGAACCGATGCCGGAGGCCGCGAATGCCTGACTGGAAAGAGGTGGATGGAGTGGCACACGCTGCGGGATTGCTATACGTCACGACGGACACGGTTGGGACGGACGCGAACACGACGAAGAAGACGCTCGCCAGTTACACCGTTGCGGCCGGTCAACTTGGTGCGGCGGGGCAGGAATTAGTCATCGAAGCTGCCGGAAGTGTTGCGGCAAATGCGAACACGAAAACGATGGCCATTGAAATCGGCGCGAATTCGTACGCCGTGAACGCCGTCACAACCGCCCCCAATAACACGTTCTGGTGGATTCGGGTCAAGGTTGCACGCGTCACTGCTTCGACGGGGAAAGTCATGCCGAATGGTCGCGTTGGGGTGACGAATCAAACCACTACACTCCTCGCATTCCCGTCGATCGATTTCGCGTCCACATTACTCATTGCGGCAGTTGGAACTAACGGCGTCGCGACAGCAAACGACATCCAGATCGGCTACTTCAGCGTGCGGTACGATCCATGAACTTTGGCACGATGCAGACGCTCGTTTACCGGAACTGCGGCAACATGCAGCCCGCGCATCCGTTCTATTCGAACGTCGCCGACAACGTGAACGAGGCCGCGAATCGCGTGATTATCGCTGCGTTCGCCGAGGATCGTCGCGCGTTCAACCTTTTCCCGGAGCTTCAGAATCGGCGGTGGTGGAGACTCACGGACGCGAACGCGAACGCGATGCCGATCCCTGACAACATGCTCGTTCTCCAAACCGTGACGCGAACCGAAGTCGCGACGAATTACGACCCGGACGCGGACACTGAGTACAAAATGGAGGAGGAGACGGACCCCGAGAAGTTCGCCCTGCTCGATAAAACCTCTACCGGATGGCCGCTGCGATGGCGGCGCGACGGGGCGCAGATTTACTACTGGCCGACAACCTCCACATCGCCGACAGACTACCGCACGGTTCTTGTTGCGCGCGGCGTCCGGAAGGAATCGGCCCTGACGAGCGCGCAGCAAACGTTCGTCGTGAATGACCTCTGGCATCCCGTCATCGTGAAGTGCGCGACCGCGATCACGATGGAACAGATGGGGTGGATGACGGACGCGGAGAGGTGGAACGGGTACGTTCAGCGCGACATCACCATGACCGTGAATCCGTCCGGATTGGAGAAGCGCGGCGACCGAGTGCGGCTGAAAGTTGCGGGAGTGCCCGCCTGACGGAGTATGCTGAACACATGAAAAACTTAACATTCATGCTCGTTCTCATGTTTGCCGCTACGATCAGCGCGCAAGTCCAGCAATCCGCGCTCACGATCCGCACGTTTGCCAATGCGAACGATGCATTCGCTGAAACCGCATTCCTCCAAACGACGCAGCAGGATCGTCTATCGCTGATACCGCAACGCGTGATTGCCACCGGAGGCGGTGATGATGTCGTTTATCTTCTGATTCATCAGACAACAGAGCTGGACGAGCCGACGCTGAGCGGATTCGCAACGGCACATCCAGCGTGTTCAGGTTCGACGATTAGTAACTACGTGATTCAGTCGTTTACGAGCTACGCGCTCGCGTCGCTGTTTCGAGGTTCGCTCATCTTAAAAGATTGTGCATACGGACCTCTTGCTGCCCCCAACGGCAAGTATCTCGTTATCTATCAGAATCTCTGCACACCGAGTTGTTAGCATGCCGAAAATTGCCGATCCGCGCCCAACGATTCCGGTCCCCTTCCTGAGGGGTCAGTATTCATCTGGCGACGCGTCGCAGATTCCTGACGGATATTGCCGGAGAATGCGTAACCTGCTCGTGCGGCCGGGGCCGCGTATGCCGGTGCGCGCGCCGTTCACGTTCGATAACGTCGTTGGCGTATCGGGACTCATGAATTTCGAGGACGGAGCGAACAAGGTTACACGCTTGTTCTTCTTCAACGATAGTAACGATTTCTATCTTAAGGCCGTAAGCGGCGAGTTGAATTCTGTTTCGTTCAATAGCTCGTCGTTTAACGCCTTGCGTATCCTCAACGCGGTCAATTACCACGGGCAAATCTACATCACGTTAAATTCGCTAGCCGGAAACAATACCGACTCGTTTGCATCCAATTCAACATCTCTACCGATCCCGAATCTCGCGTTTGGTCCCGTCAATAACGGCATTCGTCCATCCGCGCTCGAATCCTATATTGATCGTTTGTTTGCGTTCGGGGCCACGCTTAATTTCACTAATCAGCTTTCGACTAGCTACGCCTATGATCCGGCCGTGTGGTCGCGTTCTACTACGAACGTCGATACGATCACATCCGGATCAACGGTAACGTATCGGATTCTTCCAACCGTCACAACGAACTCGGCGCTACAAACAACAAATCTCACGATCTCCATCACCGGGCCGACTGACATCACATATCTAGCGCAACTCGCCGGAGATCACGAGACGTATCGCGTCCCGATGACGCAGCAGATTTACATTAACTACGTATGGGCTACCGCGACCGCGTATTCGCTCGGAGCGATTCGCACACCAACGGCGCCGAATGGTTTTCGCTATCGGGTTACGACTGCCGGAACGTCTGCGGCTGGTGAGCCTGTGTGGGGCACGACACCCGGAGGAACGACTGCCGATGGCAGCGTGGTCTGGACACTTGAAGGTTCAGACATTCTCGCGCAACAGGACATCACCGTCCCGTCGGTTTCTGACACGCCGGATTTCCAATCGTTTTACGTAACAGGATCGCTGAAGACGCCGAGTTCTACGCGAATCGCAGCGCGCTTGAAATTTGGTAACAGCAGTACGGCAACCTTGGCAACGCTCGCGGCCGTGCGATTCGCCTATAAGGACGGCCTGACTGATGGCGCGGCAGATAAGCGCAATTACGGCCATCAGATAGTTTTGTCATCGTTCAAGCATCCGTTCATGAACACGGAATCCGGAACTGTCGGTACAGAGAATATCTCAGATCAGGTCGTGTGGTCAGAACCCGGTGAGGCTGCGAATGTCATCGCATCCAACTTCTACCGCTGCACGGACATCGCGGGACGCGGTACCGCCCTGAAGTCTGTCGGCAATAGGCTTCTCGCGGCGAAACGAAATGCGGTGTGGATTTTCAACGCAACGTCTGACGCCGCGAATCCGATCCTGCCCGAGGACGTGCTTGTCGGCGTCGGGTGCCTCGGTCCTCGCGCGCACGACGAGTTTGAGGGATGGTGGTACTTTATCGGCGAGAATGAGGTTTACCGGATGAAACCGGGCGTGCCTCCGGAACCGTTGTGCGGCGACGGCATGCGCGAGGAAATTCTGAACAAGGATTCCGCAACGTGGGTTGAATCGCAGGCGACGTACAATCTCCCGATTCTCCGCGTCCACAAGAAAGACCGGCAGGTGTGGGTGTACACGCAAAAGGGGCGGATCTACGTCTACCATCTCGACTATCAGGCGTGGTCGTTCCTCGATGCGGGCGGCGGATCATCGCTCACCCCGACCGGCTACGAAGTCCGCGACATGCTTTACAACCCGAATACGCAAACGATGTACGTGGCATGGGGGACGGCCGCGGCAGGAACGGCCGGACTCACGCGCGCGCAGATGTCGTTCCCCGCGTGGGCAGTCGCGCGAGCGTACACGACGAACTACACAGTCGTCCCGACGACTGCGAATGGATTCCGATACCGCGCGACGACGGGCGGCACTTCGCACGCGACGACGGAACCGACTTGGCCCACGGCGGCAGGTAGTACGGTAGTTGACAATACCGTCACATGGACGTGCGAGGATACTGACGACGGAGCGTACGACACGATCAGCAACAGCGGCACGCTTCCCGTGGTCGCGGATCTTTGGTTGAAGCCGCTGGAGATGACTGCGCCGCGATGGGACGCGATTCTGGAAGAGATCGGCGTTCACCATTCGTCAACCGTTGCGCAGGCGAGCGCGAGCCAGACGACGACGGCTTACGTTTCGTTCAATGAGGGCGTCACCTTCCCGAAGTCGCATCAAATGACGCTGAACACGTCGCCGGGTGGCAAGATCCGTGATCCGATGGTAGTCTGGCAGATGGGACCGAGTGTCCTCCCACGCATTGAGCATTCGGGCTACGGCGGGGAGGGGAACTTTTCGCTGAGCGTTCTCGATGCAACGATACAGATAAAACGTGGCGAGTATCCGGCCGCGAATCCAACGGCAGGGACGAACAACCTATGAGAGCGCGCGCAACGGTCAGGGACGCGAGCGCGTCATCAATCAACACGGCGTTTCTGTCGAATCTCGCGCCAGTGATCCGGTGGGCGGCTCCGGTGCGCTCGGATTCTGTGAATGGCGTTTTTGTCGTGCGGCACGAACTCGGGATGATTCCAGAGCTTTTCATCGCGGATCGCTTCGCGAACATTCAGGTGTGGGCCACGGAAGACGATCGGCGCGCATGGACTGCCGAGGTTGTCGTGCTGAGGGGATCAGCGGCGGGGCGCGTTGACGTATGGGTGGGTACGCGCAGTCAGTGAGGTGAATTATGGCGACGAGCAATATTAATTGGGGCGACATCGGCGATGACATGCTCGGCGCGGCGCTGGAATGGTACCTTCAGCAGCAGCGCCAGAAGACGCCGAATTTCACGCCGCAACCGCTCACTCCGGAAGATAAGTATTGGGACGAACAGCGAAAGAAAATGTTTGAGGCAGGCGGCGCGCCGGAAGTGCAGGCTGTCCGAAATGCAGGCTTCCAATACCTCCAGCAAATTCCGAGCGGCCCGACAAACTTCAAGTTTATGTCGCCGCATCTTCAGGGGCAGTCATTCAGCGGCGGCGTGCAAGTGCCGAAGTTCGATTTCTCGATGATGGCGGCTCCCGGCGGGAAACCGCAGACAACCGAACGTCCCGTAGGTGGGCGCATTCCCGATTCGTTCTCAGGTGGCCCGGAGGGCGGATTTGGCCAGCGTCAGTTCCGGCAGGTATGGGAACCCGCCGGAGGTGAGACGGACTACGATCGGTGGGGCGAGTCGATCTATGGCCGTATGACGCGCGATCCGAGCTATGTTGGGAACGAGCGCGACTTCCCTACAACGGGCGGGTCAAGCGATCCGAATAAGCCGACAAAACCGCCGGGATTCATTGGCCCTACGCCACCGGGCGAAACGCGCTATGGCACGGGCAATCCGATTGCCGCGGTTGCGAACGCGTTTCAGGATTTCAAAGCATCGCACCCGAATTGGGCAAGCCTCGGCATTAATGGGATTGCAGCGGCGCTCGCGGCAACGTTGGGGCTCCCCGGTGCGATCATCGGAAAGATCCTTCAATCGCTCTTGAATGCGGGCGGCGGAAAGGGCGGCGATGAAGGCGGATTCATTCCCGGCAGCATCAGCGGCACCCAGACGGGATTGAGGCCGTAGGGAGGGAGGAATGGCGATTCAAGACCCTTACAAGCCGCGAAGCATCTGGGCGTACCAGCCGAAGGAGTACAATCCGCGCGGCGACATGCCGAATGGCTCAACCGGCGCACTGACACCCGCATCGCAGTCGAATGCCGTCACTCAGCGTGCCGGAGCCCGCGCAGGAGGCGCGAATCCATTCGAGTCCATGCTGGCACACTCGCAAGCGCTCCGCGCGGCCCGTAATCCAGCGCAACCCCGCTTCCCGCCCGCCGCCGCGATGGGTATGCCTCGTCCCGGTGGCGTGCCGCCGCAACAGCCGGGCGGTATAGTCGCACCGCAGCAGCCCGGTAACGGTGGGCGGTCTCCCGATCCTTCGCAGTTCCGATCGACGGCGCTCGAATCGGCGCTGAGTCGATTCACGGATCCGCACCAGCGTGATATTTCGGTGCCTCCCGGCCAATTCATTCCGCCCGAAAGGGGCGGCGGTCAGGCAAGCGGGAAGGGTGGCGGTCAGGATTATCCACCGCTTGGACCTTCGCTCCCTCCTCGTGAACCGCCTCCACCGCAATTGGGTGGAGACGACGGGCGCGTAGGCATCCCTCCGCGTGCGCCCGGCGTGCCATCCGGACCGTTCGTGCCCCCTCCGACACGTCCTCCGCTGGAGCCCGGAGCTGACTACTACAAGACGAAGGGCACTCAGCGCGAAGGGGCGGGGCCGGTACCCGAGCAACAGCAAACACCACAGGACCGCCCACGATTCACGTCAATGTCATCGGCACTCACGGAAGAGACAGAAGCCGATCGGGGACGCATCGCAGGACAGCCGGAGCCGATCCCGCCAGGAACGAGCGCGGACGCCTACAATCGGATGGTCAGCTATGCGACGGAAGATCCGCGCTACGACTGGCTCGTGCCAAATGCGTGGGTTTGGGACGAGTACGTTGCAGAGGCAACCCGACTCGCTGGCGCATATGGCGAAGAGCACATTGATTTCATCGATTGGCTGCACAACCGGTTCCCCGGCGACTCGCTCGGTCCAAATCCGCTTTATATGACCGGTAGGCGCAGATCCCCGAGCGGACAGCCGTATGACAGCTATACGCATATGCTCACGCCTGACGGTCAGATCGTGCCGCGCACGGGGAATCAGGGTGGCGGCAATTGGTTTGACGATCAGGGGAACCTGAATCCTCCAGACGCAGGCGGACCTCCGCCTCCGACCGACGCTAGAGGCATGAGCCCATCGCCCGCTGGAGAGGAACCGCCACAGATCGAGGAGCCGCCACCAGCGGAACAACCTCCGCCTCCCTCTGAGGGACCGCCACCGCAAGAACAGCCTCCGCCAATCCCTCCAGTGAATGAGCCGCCTCCGGCCGGACAACCGCCGCCCGTCGTAGAACCGCCCATTGACGCGCCGCCTCCGGCTCCATATCAGGAACAACCATTCGACAATTCCGGAAGTGATGTTGCCGCGTCGATCGACAGGTTTGTGAAAGGCATCGCGCCATACAACACGATGCAACAGGAAGCGCTCGCCCGTCAGTTGCGCCATCAATTCGGCGTTTCTGGTATGGCGAATTCCGGTGGATCAGGTGAGGCTTTCGGGAAATCGATGAGCGGGTTGCTCGCGGAACAGGGGAAGGAAATCTCGGAAAAGCTCTTCGGCGCGGAGCAGTCGGCGCTCGATCGTCAGCTCCAGAAGTACATCTCAGATCAGGAGACGCGCACACGATTGAAGGAGCTTGAAACGACAACGGGCATGCAGAAATACATGGCCGATCTCGACGCAGCGCTCCGCCGCGAACAGATTCAGACGAACGCGGATCTTGAACGCTCTAAGCTCGATCTCGAAAAGTATGGCATCGACAAAAACGAAGTTTTGGAGAGGTACAAGGCAGACCTTCAACTCGCGGGCATCAAATATTCTGCGGGCGCACAAGTGGACGCGGCGCGCTTCCACGCGGCGGCGGCGCGGGCGGGCGCGAACGCATCAGCGAATGCCGCGCGGCTCGACGCAGAAGTGAGGCGCGAGCTTGGCATCCTCGGTTACGATATCCAGCGCGAGGGGAACTTGCAGGACTTTTTGCTCGGACTCGCGCAGCTTGGACCGGAGTGGGCGAAGCTCATTTTCGCTGGAAGCGGGCAGAATCTTCTTCCCGGTCAGAATCCGCCGGGGACCGTGGTAATACATCCGTAAGGAGGTACGAATGCCGTCAGTCATATGGGATGGGGGTACGGCGCCGCTCGAAACCGGGATTCGGGAATTCCTCGCGAATTCACAAAACCGCCGCATGTTCCGCGAGCAGGAATCGAAGCAAGCGGCGGCGACGGACTACGCGCGGCGCAAGCAAATCGCCGATGAGTACATGGCAACTCTGAAGAGGCGACGCGAGGAAGGCGAAGATCCCGAGACGCTGCGCAAGGAAGCACTCGACTTCGCGGTCAATAATCTCGGGCTGAAAGAATTCGTGCAACCGGTCGCGGAGATGCAGACGTACGGCAGGACTCCAGCGGAACAAATCAAAAAGATGGGCCGCGACGAAACGATGCAGCGATTTCCAACGATGGCACCAGACATCAAGAACGCTGGCACCTATCAGAGCATGTACGGTGCCGCGATGCCAAAGGAGATTCAAGAGCAGGACATTCGCAGGCAGGGCATGACAGCGCCGGACTTCGCGGAATCGAACCGAATCCTCGGCGGCGTGCAGATGAAGCCAGCAGAGGCGGCGCAGGAAACGCGACTCGCGCCGCTCACGAAAGCGCAGACCGGATTGGCAGAGGCGGATACCGCATTCACGCAAGGACCGAAAACATTCCAAACGCGCGCCGCCGGAACCGCGTCACTGGCGAACGCTGCGGAGAGTCGCGCGAACGTCCCGCTACGGCAAGCACAGACGGTCAGTGAGCTACAGAAGCAGCGCGGTATGTCAGCGCTCAATATGAGCGACGCCGAATTACCGCCGCTCGAAAATGCTCCAGCGATCGTAAGGATGATCGTTGAGAGAACATACGACCCGATGCTCATGCGTCGCATGAAGCCAGAAGAACAAGAGCAAGTGCTAGGCATGGCGCAGCGATACGACCCATCGATAAATATACAGGACTACACGACGCAAGTCGCTACGCGCAAGGATTTCACGGCAGGGAAAACGAACAATAACATCCGCGCGATTAACACGGCCGTGCATCATCTCGAATCTTTGCAGAAGGCTGGTGACGCTCTAGAAAACTCGGACCTACAACTCTGGAATAAGATCGCGAACTACACGCTGGAGCAGACCGGTGACCCGAGAGTGACGAGATTCAAGGTTGCGGCCGATGCGGTTGCTGGTGAAATGGCGGCCGTGTTCAAGGCGGCGAGCGGAACGGATCAGGAAATTAAGGCATGGCGCGAGCAACTGAAGGCAGCGCAGGGGCCCGAGCAGATAAGGACGGCCATCGATACAATGACTGAGTTAATGGCCGGCCGTCTCGACGCGATTCAACAGCAATGGGATACGAACATGGGCGTTGGAAAGGATTTCGGCGACGCCGGGAAGATTATCGCAAAGATTAAATCAGACCTCGCTAAGCTGCACGACGGCGGCTCGACGACATCCGCCGCGGACTCCTACCTGAAAAAGCACGGATACTAAAATGCCTACTGACGTTCGCGCAATAATGAACGATCCAGAATTTCTGAGCATGTCGCCTCAGGATAAGGCGGCTGTGCTTGCGCGCATCGATTCGGAATTTGCGGCAATGGCGGACCCGGACAAGCAAGCCGTAGTCGCGCGTCTTTCGGGACTCGCACCGCCCACCCCGATCCCGCAACAGGGCGGTGGATTCGTAGACGCCGCGAAAAGATTCGGCACGAGTTTCGCGCAATCCATGAATCCGATGCCTCTTGTCCGTGGCGCTATCACGGGACCGGTGGGGAAAATGATGCAGGGGGACTTTCGTGGGGCCGGAAATCAATTCGGCGAAACTGCGATGAATCTAGCCGAAGGCGTCTCATCGATCCCGAGTCCGCGCAGAGCGCAAGCCGCATACGAGCACCTGAGGGGCGGACGCCCACTCGACGCAGCGCTCTCCGTTGGCTCGCCGATCACGGAGGGCGTCGTGAATCAGGCGCGCTCAGGTGATGTGGCGGGCGCGGCTGGAACGACGGCGGGACTCGTGTTTGGCCCGAAGATCGTGGAGGGTGGACTGAACCTAGCCTCCAAAGTCGCTCCTGCGCTCACGAGAGGCGCACAGGCGAACGCGATGAACGCCGCCAATGCGACGCCGCGGGGTCGCACCGTCCAAGTCAGGACTGGCAAGGGGACGCCGTTCGCGGACCCGGAGGGGATGACTACTCTCCGCGGCCGTCAACATGGTGAATTGCACACCATCGAAACTCCAAGCGGCGGTCAGGCAAAGGTGCGCGTTTTCCCGGAGCAGAAGTCACCGGGAAAGATTATCGCCGAAGGTGTCGGCAAGGCGGCGGTCGGGGAGGCGGTCGGGACGAGCATCGGGCTTCCCGGCGCGGCCGGATCGGTAGCTGCTTGGCAAACAATCGGGAAGCTCATGAAAACGCCGCAATGGAATACGATCTCCGCGATGCTCAAAAGTCGCGCTGCCGAACTCCTCGCGGCCGGTCAGGGTGCAGAAGCCGCGGCACTCCTCACGCGTGCCGTGCAGCTCGGATCTGCCTCGCAAGATCCGCGGCAGAAGTACATTGACAATCTCATCGGCGGCGGGATTTGATGATAGAATTCCGTCGCATGAAATTCGCGCTCGTCTTTCTTCTCGTCGCGTGCGGCAAAGAAAAACCCGTTGTTCGTGAAGAGCCCGTGCCTCTTCCGACCGTCACCGCGCAGATCGCGACGGTTGCGACCGAGACATTCGGCCCTCCGGTACCACCGCCGGTTGCCGTTGCGGAATCACGACCGGAATCGAAGCAGTTCGCGCCGCGCGCCGTGCCGCGTCGCGCGCGCGTGCATCGTAAATCTGGACCGGTCAACTTTCTCGCGAACCCCTATCCCGGTCCCATTGCCGTCGAGTTGTCCGCTCCGTTGTCGCGGTTGTTCAGCGCGCGCGCTGAGTCGGCACCGATGGTTGAGGTAGCCGAGCAGAAGCTTGTTCATTGCCTGCCTCGCGAAGAATGCGAGCCGCCGCCAACGTTCGCGTTCGCTCACTCCGTTCCACCTTTCGATGCACGTGTTAGTTTCGGCGGTGAGGAGAAACGGCAGAATGAAATCTATTGGCGATGGATTAAGGACGGCGAACCATCGCGGCCGTGCACACCTGCCGAAGCTGCCGAAGGGTTTTCGTTCGGATATGCGTGCCGTGTCCGCGTTGGTGAAGTTTTGTACGTGACGCAGCGGTTTCGCGTCACGATGGAAGAAGAGTAACAACAGAAAGGAGCGTTAATGAAGAAGCTTCTCAGTCCAGTCCTCGTTCTCGTGTTGTGCGCTGGATCGCAGATCGCATGCAACACCGTGAAGCCAGTCAAGCTTGAGCCGATCAACTGTGCCGAACTCGTTACCGCCGAGAAGGCTAACGACGCGCTTGCCAAAGCACAAATCGTCCGCATAGCCGCACGCGACACGGTAGCAACTCTCTACCCAGTCGTGCTCGACGCAAACCAAGTGCGCGAATACGACACACGGATCGACACCCCGTTTACCGACACCTATCGCAAGGCACGGAAATTCATCGATGACGGCCATCTCAACCAATTCAGCGAAATGTGCGAGGCGTTCGCGCAGCTCGTCAATCAACTGATCCCGATCGCGCAGAAAGGCGGAGTTCAATGACAAGCGAAACGATCAAGCGTCTCGAACTCGCTGCGCGCATCGCGAAGCTCGTTCTTCCGCTGTTACCGACTGGCGGGATTACGCAGGTGGCATCGGCGCTGATCGGCGGCGGATTATCATTCGCAGACGCGCGGAGGGCTCTCGCCGAGAATCACGCCACACCGGAACAACTCGCACACCTCGACGCTGAGAATGAGCGTAGCGTGTTCGATGTGATCCGCGAGCGTGGAGGGGAGATCGACGAGGTTGCATCGCCGGACCCGACCGTCCCTGCGCCGGAACCATCGCCCGCGAGCATCTACGACGCGGCTCCAGTCAGCTATACCGACGAGTCGCAGATCCCGAGCGATGGCGATCTGCTCGCGCGCGGGTACGTCCACGGCGACGACATCGGCATTGCGAAGCCAAGTACTGGTTCAAGAACGTGGAAGGTGTTCCGCTGGTCCGATCGGGATCAGACCGTCGAGATCGGACAAGCGCTTCCACAGGATAAGCAGCGATTCGTGTTGTTCCGAACAATCGCGTGATCCCGAGCTTTCGAGAAGGGCTTTGGGATCGGCCCGGCGCGTTGCCGGGCCATTTTGCAGGGAGGAGCGATGGCCGATCGAGCATGCTGCGCGCATATTCGTGTTGAGTGGCGAACGGAGATCGTAGTGGATGGCGGCGCGAACTTACGTGGCGAACCGTGCGAAGCAACGCGTGGATGGTGGGAATGTACTTCCAGGTGCGGCACGCGATTCCAGCCGATCACAGTCGAGATAATCGAAATTGACGAGGACGGCGTGGTACATCCGGCCGGAGCGCTCGCATGACGCCACTCGCCCACTCGCCAGCCCCGCCCGCACCGCCGTACATCGAGAACTTCTGCGCGTACACGTCGCCAGTCTGGCTCCGCGCGCTCGGGAAGATGTGCCAGTGCCAACATCCGAATCACGCGGCGACCGGCGGCTGCACGAACGAGACGCACATGCACGATCGGTGCGGGCCATGTCAGGCGGGTGACTGAACGAAGGAAGTGCATAATGCACGTGGTCGAGCGAGAGGAACCGAACGAGATGGCGGACGAACGGGGGGAAGAGCGACGTTCGGGTGAGGATCGACGCGCCCAACCGCCACAAACGCCTCCTGCAAACGCGTGGCAGATCCGCGCGTTCTTTCTTCAATTCGGATCGCTCCTCGTCATCTTAGTCGGTGGGCTCATCGGGCTCTATTCGCGAACGACAGCAATCGAGTTATCCGCCGCACGAACAGAGGCGTCAAACGCGCGCGTGGTCGAAATTGTGCAGACGCTCACGACTGAAATCAGGGAAGTGAAGACGGAGCAGAGGAACAACAAAGAAGCGGCGAATCAGCGGATCGACGACGCGAATAAGCGCGCCGAACTTCTGGAGGCGCGTATCATCGTGCTCGAAAAAAGCATCTCACGACTTGAGGGTCGCGAGAGCGCAAAATAGGAGGCGGTCATGGGTGGAGCGGCTTGCAAAATCATCATCGACGGCGGCAACAACAACGGAATGGGTGAGCAACTCATCGGCGCGGTGCGGCAGCTTCAAGTCGTGAACGACAACGTTTCGAAGATGATCGCTGAGCTTGAGGAGTACCTCACCCCGGAAGAGAAGAAGGCTGTGGTCGAGCTCTCGTACGAAGTGTGCGAGTTCGGTGAGAAGCAACTGCTCGATTACGCGCACAATATCGTCAAGTTCGCCGACAAGGTTTCCGATTTCTACATCGACCTTGCGAAGAAATACGCGTACGCGCACGACGAATAGGAGACTGCCATGTCGCTTTTCATTTCGATCCTGCTCGTTGCGTGCTTCGTGCTTCTGCTGCTCCAGACGTTCGGCATTGACGCTCCGCGCTTCCGTCTCGGGTGGGGCGGACTCGCGTGCGCCGCGCTCGTCTATCTGCTGCTACACTGGCCAAAATGACTGGTAAGGTGCCGCTTCTCATCGCTGGACTTTTAGCAACGTGTATCATCACGGTTGGCTTCGTGCTTGGGATCACGTGGCTGCGCCCGGACGCGGACAACACGTCGCTGATCACTACCATCATCGGCGTCATGGTCCCTGTCGTAATCGGCCTCGGCACGTTGCTCGCCGCAGCAGTACATGCGGAGATTGCGGCGGCCGCTAGGAAGACCGACGAGATTGCGACTCAGGTAAACGGTCACACGAAGCATCTCGAATCGCTCGCGGCGGTAGACGCTGAGAAGATCCGTGGCATGAGAAACGAGATCAGCGCACTCAAGGACGCGAAGACGATCGCAATTGACAGCGCTGCGGCGGTTCAGGCTGCGCTGCTGACGCCCGCGCCGCCGAAGGATGAGGAGTAGTGGTATCCTTGCTCGCGAGGGGATCAGCCGTTACGCGGTGACGAGCAATCCGAAGTTGAAGGGCGTCAGGAGTCATCGCGGAGGCGGCGAGCCGATACGTTCACAGTTTTCGTCCTTTCCTGTGCTTCGTGGCCGCGGTCCCCACTCGCTTCTTCATCCACGGTTCCAAAGGGAAGCGATCGGTAGGACGCCAGCTCATCGGCACTTCATCGTCGAATCGCCACTCTTTCTGCTGCTTCGTTTCCGGCCAATCTTCCGCTATCGCAAGAACAGCGAGCGCCATGTGCCTTGCCTGCACCCATGCGACTAGAATCGCCCGTCCGCCAGCGTCTTCGCCAGAACACCACCAACCAAGTATCGCCTCGTTCGGAGGATCGTGCAGCGGTCGGTAGTCCTCCTCGGTCGAAACCCAACTAATCCAGAATCGTTTCATCGTTCACCATCCGAAAAAACTACGGAATGCGTTCTCTGCCGCGCGATTCAATATCGCATTCCAGATAAACGCGCCGACGAACATCCCGAGCGCGAACGCGCCAGCAATCCACCAGACCATCGAATCCTCCTGCTCACTTCTGCGATGCCTCAGCGTCGAGCCCTTCAAGCGTCGCGTCGCCTTCCGTGATGATCCGGACGAGTATCGCCATCGCCTGAATTGCTTCGCGGCGTATCTCCGCTTTGGGGAGTTGTTGGAGTTGAGCGGCAGCGAGTTCCCCCAGTTCCTCCAGCGCGGCAACGGTCAGGAGTCGGTTGCGCGGGAACTTCGCTCGTGCTCGCAGCACTTCGGCCGCAAGATCCTCAATCACATCTTCGGGAATCGTTATCGTGGCAATCATCACTCGCTCCGATCCGCGCGGCACTTCAGCACATCGCCACCCACGTCGCTTAGCTCGCATGAAGTTCCCGCCACCACGACCAACATCGGTGTTTCATCAGGACGCTCGTCCGCGCGCCTCTCGCCGTCCCCTTGCGCGCGTTCCTTTCGCGATCCAACCAGCAAGCCTGACAGTGCCGCGGCCAGTAGTCGCAGAGCCACGCGTAGCCGCCCATCCCGACGAGCCACATGGCGCACAGCGCGAGCAGGACGATCAGGGCGCGCAAGGATGCCTCCAAAACGCCGGACCCCACAGCGGCCAGCAGGCGAGCGCGCAGGCGATGACGATGGTCCAGAGGATCATGGCACTGGAGCCCATCGTTCACGCTCTCCGTATCCCGTCATCCAATCTTCGCGCGGCCACATCCGGCCGTAGAGCGAATGATCGAAGCCGCTCTCTGTGTATCCGCTCGGCGGGCAAAGGTCACAGAATCGGCTCACCGGATTCGGGGCTTCATCCGGGTCGGGATACGGCAGGCCGTCCGTGTCCAATCCGACTGTGACCCTGAAGCAGCATCGCTTCGTGATGTCGTTATGTGCGTCGAGATCGTGACCGCAGATGCAACGACCGGCGTGCGCGCTCACAGCTTGGCTCCGATCCGCCCGACGTATACGACGAGGGCGGCCCATGCGATTGCGGCGAGAGTGATCGGTGTGAGGATTTGGTCTGGGGCGTTCATTCTCGACCTCCGTCTCCGAGCCGCTTGATGTCTGATAAATGGTCCCACGCCAGCTTGTTCCACCGCGCATCCAAAAGAGCGTTGTGTTCGTCGCTTCCCCGTTTCGGGAGCCGCGGGTTGCCGAGATCGTCCGCCCATTGCTTGATGTCGCGGCAATACATATCGACCGTCATCCGATCAACAGTACGAGCCGCCGCAGGTTCGCTCGCTGAGTCGGTGCCGCGGGCGGCGCGGAGTTCTTCTTCGTACCAACTCACGGTGTGCCCGAATCGCCCGCCGTGCTGAAAGATGCGGGTAGCTACAGCAGTTAGCGCCGCGTCGCTCAGCCGCTCCTTGTCGGCGGCAGCAAGCTGGTCACCGGCTCTGCGTTCGTAATCGCGGAAGCCTGCCTTCAGCCGTTCGATCTCGGCACGCGCCTCGCCGAGCGACTTCAGATCGGCAGCGCGGAGGTTGGTGACGTCGATGGCGGATTCGCGTGCGGCGGACAGTGCATCTGCTAGATTGATCGGCTCTGGCGATTCTGGAGAGTAGATGCACGGCCACGGACGTCGGCAGCGAATACAGAAGCCGGAAATCAATCCGCTCTCGGGATTGTGTTGCTCGTTCGTAACTGGTACGTGCTCCTTCCATGCTCCCCACTTCCACGCTCCCCCTCGCCGCTCCAGCTCCGCGTTCCGTTCATCCCTCGCGCGCAGATCGGCGTCGCGGCGGTCGATTTCGGAGAGGAGGAATCTGATCGCCTCTTCTGCGCGGCCGTGAGCCAAGCGACCGCCATTCCGCTCGACGTGCTCAGCTAGAAACGTTCGGATCGCCAATGGCGTCAACGGACCGCCCGGCCACGGAAATCTCGGCGTCGGCTCGGCGGATGGCACGATCATGCAAACTCCCGCCCCGGAGGTTTCGGCGGCTTATCAGGGTGGATTCGATCCGTTGCCGCTACGTCATTGGCCTTGCTCGGCCTAGTCGTCCAGCGACGATCACACCACGCAAGCAACCGACGCCATAGTTTGCGCGGTGGCCATCGATACCAGTCGGCATGTTCCGCTAGTTTATGAAGGCTGTTCATTGCCCAGTCCTTTCTCTGTTGTATGTTCCGTCCACCTTAATTCACGGAACGGGTATTCAAGATCAATCGCTGTCTCGCGGTGCATTCTCAGCCATCCGCTCCCGTTGCACATGTTGCACGGGAAGGCGAAACCAGTACCGGGCACCGCGCGACGCACACGGAACGTGTGCGTACCGAGTCGTACTGTCCCACTCTTGAATGTGGCATCGGCGGCGTACACAAGTCCCGGGAACCCACCTTGGAAGCACGCGCACATCGCCATCACTAGATCGTCTACGCATACGTGCGGTCCACAAAGCGCCTCCTGCGGCTCGATGCTGCTGTGGCATTGCGCACGTCTTAACGCTTCCTCGCGCGTAGCCGGGAGTAGGCTCACGTCGTATCCGCACCATTCACAGATAGACCGCGGCGCGGCCCGCTCTGTCGATACGCCAGATACGACGCGAGGGCCACCACAGATTTCAACTACCTGACTGGCACGCAGACCGGTAGTCCCGCACAGCTTACAGGTACCCACGAAAGCCTCACCGAACGCGCTTGTACGCTCAAGTAGATGCGGTCGCTGAGCGGGATGGTCGGGACACGGCAGCACCTTATCGCACACGCTCGTTTCTGCCATGTCATGTACGCGTACGGTGCAGCGGGCAAACGGCACGGCGGACGATTGGGTTACAAAATTCTCTGCGGCCTTGAAGTAATTCTCCCTCCATCGCGCCGCCGATTCTTGCCACTCAGCCGATTGCTGCGTCCAATCGCCGCCGCTCACATTCGCTAGTACAACCCACAGCATTTCAGCAGCGTCACGCAACGTGTCGGATGGCCCGCTCGCCTGCGCTCCAGACCGAGTACCGCACGTGCATCGCAGTCCATCAACCATTGGATTGAGACACGCCGTACAGTACGACAGGTGTCGCGCTCCAGACCGATCGGCAGCAGTGCACCGAATTACTGCCTCGCGCGACAGGTCGATGGCACGTAATACTCCGCGGTGGAAGCCGTCAACGATCGGAAATCCCTCGCGGCATCCTTGGCAGTCGATGGGGGTTGGTGTGGTGATGGTGGTCATTGCGCGCTCCGTGTCCGGCTGAAACACATGATGCCGCTGGTCATTATCGGGTTGCCGCATTGTCGGCGGTATATGAACTGCCGCCTCATCGGGCTTGCCGCAACCCGGCACGGTGCAGAGTTTGGCTGCCTTCATGTCGTATGCATCCGCAATACCGCAATGGACCCGTGGATCGCCAGCACAGCAACCCAGATGAGGAATAGTGCTGGCGTGAACGGGCCTATCGTATCGACGTAGACCCACGTCAACATAAACGTCACTGCGAACACCGTTGCGTAAACTGCTATCAATCTGCTCATCGCTTCCTCGCTTTACCGTTCCGTCGTCGTCATCTTTAATTGCGGCGAACGCCTCTGCTGCCCGCGTGATTTGGACAGTAGTACAACTTGAACCACCGGCCGACAGTTCGTGGTTCGTCCTCGTCATGCATCACTCCGGAGTTCACTCCGGCCATTACGATCTCGCCGCCAACACACACGACCGGCCAGTTTGGTACCAAGCGACCATCGTTTGCTTTCCCCGCTCTAGTTTGTTGCAGGTTCATGATCACTTCCTCGCTCTCCGCTGAGCGGCCGTTCGCTTCCGTTCCGCATCGCGTTTCTCCTGCTGCTCCAGATGGTACCGCCACAGCACAAGCGCTCGATCGACGAGCGATAGGCCGCGGAGTGGGTGTTGCGGGCGGATCATTTCGCTGGTACTTTCTTGATGTTGAGGTGCGCCTCGATGACATCCAAGCGCGCTAGCGTTGACGCCACGAACCACGTGCCATAAACGCTTGTTACTGCCCATATGATCAACAGGATTATCCCCGAAACACAGGATGTGAATGAGGTTTCTGTGTGCTTGCAGTGCGGGCATTCATTGGTCATTTCGTCTGCCCCTCTCCACCGGCACTGTCCGTTCCGTGGCGCTCGCACACTACAAAGCCCTGATCGTCGTAGTGGGATTCGCGGACACAGCAACGGGCGGACAGCGCTTCGATGCGGTCGGCGGCGTCTCCGGCCAATCGCTTCATCGGGTCCGGCAGCATCTCGTTGTCCGCTGCGATTTCGAGTTGGTGAACCAATTCGGCATCTTCAATCATGTGTCACCACCAATTCCTTGCAGCCAGCGTGAATCATGAGAGTGTGCCACTCGGTCGTGCGAACCGACACGCGATCTTCATTGAAGAACTTGACGTGGCAGGCGTCGCAGAAGTCGTCGTGCCGAAAGTGCGCAGCCTTGTAGAAACGCAAATGAGCGCTGACGAGCGACGAGTGCTGGAGTCGTTCACTCTGCGCGGTCGCGGGCTTGTCGTTCGGTGTGGTCACGAAATCACCCGCAGCTCATCCGGCGCAAACCACGTCCCGATGTCGTCACTGTCAAGGTCGAGTTGCACCCTACATGAATGCGTGACACGGCGATCAATCTCGACAACCGTCCCACTTTCGCCCGCCATCGTGCTACCGACCGCGGTCACGATCACGCGCGTTTCGCCCGGTTCGATTTTCGGAGTGTTCATGCAATTCTCCAGACGCGCACGCCGCGCTTTTCGCGACGACGCGTGAACTTCCGCGGTGCGGCGTACGCTAGCGACGCGCCAAGGCGGGCGACAACCTTCGCTGGTGTCTCTCCGTCGTCGCACGAAATCAGAACCGATTCCCCGATCTCCATGTCGCGCCACGGATACTTTCGCCCACTCCCACCCTTGCCGCCGCGCGGCAATGGGATGCCCTTCTCGATGGTGTAGCCGTTGACGGTTTTTGCCTTCATCGGCGCATCGTGCGCGCTCGTTCTGGATTTGTCAAGTCCAATCTTCTTGCTTGACATCGCGCTCTGGATCGCATACATTGCTCTGCGTGGAGGGTCACATGGCAACGAACTGGCCACCGAATTCGAGTCTCATCCCGCCGATCACGAAAGAATGCATCGAGGGCTACGTGACGTACGGCTTGCCGCCGGGCCACTTTCTCTACGCGGTCCTGACGAACAACCTCCGCGATGCGATCGGCGCAGCGGACGAACGGAACGGCCCCGCGCTGCCGCACATCGTCGCGTAATAACGATGTCCCCTCCGCTGCGTGGGGTTCAGAAAAGAAGGTCGCCGAATGGCTGAAGCGAAAGGTATGACCCGCGCCACACTCCAGCAAGCCCGCGAACTCGCACGGGATATGTCTGACTCATATGACGAACCGAGCGCGTACGTCCACGCGACGGAATGCCCGTGCGATTGCCACGGTACCTTGGATTTCCCGGAACGCGAACGATTCATCATCCCGCCGTGCGAGAACTGCTCGCCGCCGCGACCCTTCGACGACGCGACGGATGACGGGAAATGCTACGGCGGTTGGACATTTACTAGACACGATTCTAGAGAGGAGTGAATTATGAGCATGGCGACGTTGGAGCGCGCGATTTTAGCGGGAGCCCGCAAGGTTCTCAACAACCCGAAACTGCGAAAGATGGACATCATGGAATGGAGCACTGGCGACATCGAACCGGCGGACGGCGAGATTGTCGTCAACGTTCCCGACCCCGGTGTTTTCGTCGCCGTCAAGCAGGAACACGACAAGCGAGCACGCTGATGGACGGCAAGCGCGTCGCTTTTCTGTGCTACGGCACTCCGGCTCCCGCCCTCACCGACGACGAACGCGCCGTGCTGAAAGTTCTCAAGGATGCGCGCGGGATCTTCGCGGGGGGGGGGGCAACGGAGGCATGAGTGAGATCGACATCCGCCGCAGTCTTATCAGGAGCGATTGCGGCGAGTTAACGATAAGCGAAGTCGCTCGAATCCTCGCGTCGCTTGGCAAGAAGGACGCGGCGCGGAAATTGACGAATCAACGATGGGTGAAGAAATGAACGCGTGCCAATTTCAACTCGGCGAGAAAATCGTTTGCGGGCGTGAGATTGGGGATTTAGCCGTGCATGTTCAATGCGGCAGAAACAGATGCATCAATGCATGCGTCATCATCTATGGCGTTCCCTGTCACGCCTTCGTCGCTCCCTCAGCTGGCGTACGGGCGATGGACGGCGTGAGGGATGCGCTATTTGCGCCCGGAACGCCGATCGTTGAGACTTCGGCAGGGTTGCGCGAGGTTGCGGTAATCGCGGATGAGGTACAATCGATCCTTTGCGAGATGGCGCACGATTCGATGGAGTCGCTAGGCACGAAACAGGATTATCAGATTCTTCGCGCGGCGGCGCATGTGCTGCGCGTACTTCGATCCGTCGCCAAGCCGGAAGAGAGTACGCGTCGCGAAGTCAAGGCGCTCAACGCGGCGATAGACTTCCTTGGCATCGTAGCTGAAGAATTGGAGCAGTCCGAGGAAACAGGAGAAGTGCAATGAGCGACCAAACCGCAGTCGTATTTAAGGGTGACGACGAAACCGCTCTTAGCGTCACGTCCACGCGCGACGTGACAGACCTTCTCCGCTTCGCTCTGGAAAAAGGATGCGATCCGGTAGCGATGGAAAAACTAGTTTCGCTACATGAGAGAATATCCGATCGCGTAGCCGCGACAGAGTTCGCCGAATCACTCGCCGCATTTCAGAACGACTGCCCCGTCATCAAGAAGACGCGCACGGCGAAGATCGTCACCGGCAGCGGCGGCTCCTTTGAATACACATACGCGGACTTGAACGATATTGTGCGCGTCGTGCGCCCACTACTCTACGCGCGCGGATTCGCGTTCACGTTCGATTCTGAAGTCCGCGACAAGCTGATGGTTTGCACGTGTACTTTGCGCCACGTGAACGGACACAGCGAGAAGGCATCGTTCACCGCGCCCGTGGAGAGTAAGGCCGGGATGTCGGAGCAGCAGAAGTATTCCTCCGCGCTCAGTTACGCGAAACGCGTCTCGCTCGTCGAAGTCCTCGGCATCACGTCCGTAGATCCTGACGAAGACGGCGCGGCAATGGACCCGATCACTCCCGCACAAGTCGAGACGTTGAAGGCGCTCGCGAAGGAAGTCGGAGCCGACGAGAAAGCATTTCTCGCGTACATCGGCTACGACTCTCTCGAATCAATCCAACAGCGGCACTACAAAACGGCAACACTCGCGTTGGAGCAGAAACGCCGGAAGGCGGCGCGATGATCGTTCTCGATTTCGAGCAAGGATCGGATGGCTGGATAGCCGCGCGACTGGGCCTGCCGACGGCTAGTCAATTTCACAGAGTTTTGACCCCTCGCACCATGAAGCTATCCGCGTCCGCCGAACCGTACGCGCACGAACTTTTAGCCGAAGAAATGCTCAATCATCCCATCGATGAGCAGGAATCCATGTTCATGACGCGCGGGAGCGAGCTTGAACGCGATGCCGTGAGGTTCTACGAGTTCACGCAGGACACGGCAACGCAGCGCGTCGGCTTCATCCTCCGCGATGATGGACGTGTCGGGTGCTCCCCTGACCGATTCGTCGGTAACGATGGCGGACTGGAAATCAAGTGCTACAACGCGGCTAACCACGTAGGCGCGATGCTGCACGCGGAAGAAGAGAAGGCAAGATGTCAGATCCAAGGCGCGCTCTGGATCACGGGACGGCGATGGTGGGACAGATTGTCCTACAACCCGGAGCTACCTTGCGTCATTACGCGTTCGGTGCGTGATGAGGAGTTCATTTCGAAGCTGGCAGCGGCGGTTAATCAGTTCATCGAATACCTGAGCGAGTGCCGCGCGAAGCTGATTCGCGAAGGCTTCATGACCGAAGGGATGATTGAGGCGCGCAATAACCGTCGCCGCGAGTTAGGCATTCTGGTATAATCATCAAGTAGCCGGATCGCAACCGGCTGATTTCCGGGGCGCGCGGTAACTGGAAAGAGAATGGTCGAAAAGTCAAGTTATCCGGCTTCCTACCGCGATAACCTCTGCGAGTAGATAGCACTCGCGCACATCACCCGGTTCTTTGAATGATCCGTATCGCGGCGGACCGTAACGGCGTCAAAGACCACTACCGTTCGATCCCCGACCAAGGCCATTACCTTTCAGGCGCGGGGTAGGTGTTGTGGTACGTGGTACGGATCATTGAGGGAACCAAAAGGAGGAATCGAATGAGTACCGCACCGAAGAAAGAACCGAAACCGAAGAAAGCCCCCCGCCCCGCCCCCGTCAAACACTTGTTCATTTTCAGCGAGGATCGAGATTCGCATCAACTGACCTACGTGAGCGACGGCGAAATTTCGCTTGACGAAGGTCGCGAACTCGTAAAGACGCAGAAGGACGGGTTGTACCGACTCATGGAAGACACGTCCGGACTGATGACGGTCAAGCGCGAAATCAAGGAAGAAGTCGGGCTGTCGTTCACGCCGCGCCGGAAGGCCCGGAAGGGTGCGGCGTGAGGTTCACTGCCGAACGTGACGCGCTCGCGGAGGAGTTGCGCATCTGCGCGCATGCCGTCGCCAAGCGGGACGTGATTCCGATCATGAAATGCGTGTTGCTGCGCGCGGAGGGCGGGCGCGTCACGATCGCGGCGACGGATCTCGATGTGACCCTCGTGACCTCGATCCCCGCTGAGATCGAGGAAGAGGGCGCTTGCGTCGTCGATTTCGACGTTCTGCGCCGCTCTGTCGTCGAATCTCACGAAGAAGGGGCGTCCCTATCCCTCGGGAGCGATCGTCGCCTCACGGTCACGTCAGGGGCGTTTTCGATCCAGATGCATTCCCTCCCCGCCGATGACTTCCCCGTGATGCCGGATAGCCCCGAGGCGCAGGTGACCGCGCCGTGGGCAAGCGTTCAGGATCTCATCACGCGGGTGAAGCACGCTGTCAGCGATCATGACGTTCGGGGCTTCATGCTTCAGGGCGTGCTCGTCCATGCCGAAGGTGGAAAGCTGACGGCCGTAGCGACTGACGACGGGCGTATGTCTCTCGTCGAAATGAACGGGCAGCCACGAACCGCGAAGTTTTCGGCGCTGATTGCCTCCCGCGCCCATGTCCTTATCGCGGCGATCGACGGAGAAGGCAATGCGCAAATCGGATCAGACGACAGATTCATTTCGTTCACGATCGGGAGTCGAGCTATCTACTCGCGGCGTGAGGACGTGAACTATCCGAACTACGGCAACGTCATTCCGGTTAAACACGTATCCGCGCTCATCGAAAGGGCGGGCCTGTCCGGAGCGATCCGGCGGGCACGCGTCGCGCGCTCGGAATGGTTGCTTGTCTCTATGGATCGCGGGCGCGTGACGCTCACCGCTACATCGCAGCGCGGCGAGACGGCCGAATCCGTGCCATGCGACTACTCCGGCGAACAGTTCGCGGCGACGTATGATGGTCGATATCTCGCGGAAGCCGTTGACGCGATGCGCGGCGACATGGTAGCTCTCGAATTCGCCAAAACAACTCACGAGACGCCGCTCCTTTTGCGCGCTGAACCGCCCGAGGAAGATTGCGAGCATATCGAGGTTGTGATGCCGAGGAGGATGTGATGACAGAGGTTCAGGATTTACTAGCAGATCTGCAATTCGCGGCAAATAATGACGCGAAACGGATCGCCTCACTTGAGGATCGGGTGGCAAAGCTAGAGCGAGAATTCGACGACGCAGAGAACGAGCACGAGGCCGCGCTAGAGGCGGCAGAAAACGAGCGCCCCGATCCATGTCGCGACGGCTTTCACTACATCGCGCAGTACGGTCCTTCCGGCGGAATCGGGCAATGCAAATACTGCGGCGCGCCCGACGACGGCACGATCATCAACTACGCGACGCTCGATCCGATGGCGTTCCCGATGCCCGCACCGATGCGGAAGAGTCACGGGCGACAACTTGTACTCCCGTGCCAAAAGCGACCGGACCCCGCTTTCATGGACGCAGGAACTCACCCTCCACCCGTCCGGCACGCGCCCTGAGCAGATTTGGCTGAGGAATAGATCGATGGCTAGGCAACTCATGGTGCACGTGACGGGCGATGACGGCGGATATGTCAGTGTTCAAAAATGTCTCGGCTCCGTATGCCCGCATTGCGAGCGCGGCGGCACTTCCTTCGGGATAATGGAAACTCGCTGCCCTGATTGCGCGCATGATTGTAGTCGTCACGATCCAGAAGACGGTAGCTGCGAGGTTGGCTCGTTCCCTCCATGCGCTTGCGGCCCGTCTACCTTGCGGGCACGTCGGGCGGTGGCTGCGCTGACGTACTATGAGACATTAACGTGACCATTCTCGATGACGCCCGCTCTTCCCTCCTCACAAGCACGCGAGAGTGGTACCGCGATCAATGGAGTGGCAATATCCTCGACGCCGCGCGCATAGCCGTTGATGGGATCGGGGCGATACTGTGGATCTGCGCCGCCCTACTCGCGTCGATCCCGCCGGTCTGCCTGTTCTTCGGGTGGTGGCGGCGTCGCGAGTCTCGGCGTGAATGTGAGCGGCACGGAACGGAGTGGCGAGCGTGACGGGACAGCGGCATAGACGACATGAGGTATTCGGCATCAAGAGTCTTGATCCAACATGGGCCGCTGGCGAAGTGCGCAGGTACCTACGCTTCGCGCGGTTGGCTGACACTCACGCAGCCGCTGCGCAGCTCATCATTCAGGCGAAGCACCACGCACGTACAGTTTGGCGGATCGCGCGGGAACTAGAGAAACGCGGATGATCATTCACGAGGACAAGATCGATGATCACCAAATTCGATGCGACGCGGATGCCCTTGCGAAGGTGGAGAAGTTCGCACGCGAGTATCTGGACGTGACGCCGCGCGAGGTTGCACTCGCATTGAATATCCTGAGCGTACGCGCGCAAGAGTTGCTTTCCGTGGGCGCGCTCGTCGGGAATCTACGCTGCGTCGGCGATGATCTGTACGCGTGGAGTCGCAGGAAGAAGCCGCGCGCGAAACCAAAATCAATGCAGCCGTGGGACGTGCCGTTTATCGAGTTCGCGAGGAAGTTGGGACGATGACCCAGCGCCGCTCGAAATACGGTAACAAGCGCACCGAGGTTGATGGGATCTCATTCGCCAGCAAGCGAGAGGCGAAGCGCTACTCTGAATTGAAGCTACTCCAGAGAGCCGGAGAGATCCGTTCTCTTGAAGTACAGCGACGATTCAAGCTATACGCCGAGAATCAGCTCATCTGCACGTATGTAGCCGACTTCTGCTATTTCGAAACAAAACGTAACTGGCTAGTAGTTGAGGATTCCAAGGGTTGCCGCACGCGCGAGTTCATCATTAAGAAAAAGCTAATGAAAGCATGCTACGGAATCGACGTGCAGGAAGTATAGGCCAGCACTAGCGACACGATAAGCGCGAGGACGAAGCGCAAGCGGCCGTGCGCGTCATGGAGACGATGGCCGCGAAGAGCGAGAGATGTGACGAACCTGACGCGCCCGTCGAGATCACCGACGAGATGCGCGCTGCCGCTGCGGCTTTCGGGAAGATGGGCGGCAAGATCGGCGGACCGGCGCGCGCCGCCAGCCTGACGAAGAAGAGGCGATCGGAGATCGCGAAGAAGGCGGCGGCGGCGCGGTGGTCGCAGCCTAAGAGGTCACGCGACTAGCCGTCCGCCCAGCGGGCGACGCCATATTGTCCCCAACGGTTACTTTGTTGCGAGTATCGGCGTTGCAACTGCCGACAATGCGCGTATACTGTCTCCATGTCGCAGCAAATGAGCACGGGCGAGATGGTCAAGAAACTGACCGAGATCGCTCAGACATTCAGTCCGAACGCCCCTATCGATACGCAGGATCTTTTTGCCGGACGCATCAGCCAGCTAGTCAAGGTCATCAACGCCGTTTCGCGCAGGAATTCGAGGAATGCCCATCGAGGGATCGCGTCGCGCAGAACTGCGATCATGCGACGCTAGGTCCCATACCTCCCTACGCTGCTGCAACCATGAAATGGATGTTTGCGTTTCGCGCAGCGCCATCGAACGGCAGGCAGGTCTGTGCTTGCATCGGCTGTTTGCGGCGCAGCGCACGCTTTTTCATCGCGTCTCGCCGCACACGCCTGAACTCTTGCTGGATTGATTCTGAAGCCGGAGTGAAAAAGTGCTCCAGATTACCGAACCTTCGTGCGTGAGCTTGCGCGGTGGCGACAAGGCCGCGCTCGAAAGCATACCGGACGTCACTCCACGTGCGCCCCTGCGCTTCGTAGTCCAGCTCAACTCCCTGCGCGATCCAGAACGGCCCGCGCTGCATCACTAGTACATTCAACCGAAATTCAAATTTCTTCTTCTC